CAAGATGGAAAGAAGGTAATCAACTCTAAACAGAAAGGAGCTGCCTATGAAAGGAAGATCTCTAATATTCTGAAAGAGAGAGGTTATGAAGCTAGGCGCTCAGTTCAATACAATGGTGCTAAGGGACTTGGTGATCCTGATGTACTGAATAGTATAGACTTGGGGTTTATGAAGCCCAGACTTGAGCTGAAGGCCGTAGAAGCACTAAATATTCATAAGGCAATGGAGCAAGCTGTAGATGATCTGAAGTTTGATCCAGAACCTACTGCTGTTCCTGTCGTAATACATAAGAAGAATGGTCAAGGCGACTTAGTTACAGTGAGATTAGCAGATTGGTTAGACTTTCTTGATAGGTTTATGGAGCTATAGATCTTTTAAGCACTGTCTGGCACGTTTACCGAAAACGTATTTAGGAAACAGTTCTCCTTCAGTAAAGATACTCTCTACATCTAAGTTAGTAGCTTGTTGACCGCTCTTTGGTTCAGCGTAAAACTCAACACACTTCAGGAGTTTATCTATTTTCTTTTGCTGATGGTCCCAAGGTATTTTAACAAATCCAAACATTGCCATTCTTTTTGAAGGAGTGTAGTTCTTAAATATTTGTTCATACCACTTCTCAAATTCACTCATCACACCCTCTCTTCTTTAGTAAATGCTTCAGAAACTAGCTTATGCACCCTAAACGTCTTTTGATGACAGTCATTTCTAAGCCCTATGATCTCAACTCCAAAAGGAGAAGCTTGAGTACAGAGTATTTTCCCTTTCTTCTTAATAAAGCAGCCATGGGGACCCTTTACTGGTCTATTTAGACTCCTAACCCTTCCCTTATTGCTAATCTGGTAAATCCCTTCATAGTCCTTAATATCTTTCCATTGCTCTCTCATTTCTCTCCCCTATTAAGTAGAAGATGCTCAATACACTCTTCTACAGACTCTAGCTTATGCTCTTTCTTGTAAGATCTAAGTGTCGCTCGGATCTTTTCAAATCTTTGCCACCAGTGATTTAATCCGCTCATATTTCCTCTTCTGTTTCTAAAAGTACGTAAATATTTCCTGTTTCCTTGTCATATCCACCTATAACTTTTTTACTAGTGAGTGAATCACGGCCAATTAATATAGTTAATTTCTTCCCTTCTATGTCACCCCAACTAAATTCGGATAAAGGGGCTGGAAATCCGAAGGTTACACATTTATTAGTCATACTACTACCTCGTGTAAATTGTATCTCTTACCTAGCTCAGCACTTAACTCCATGAAGAAGTCTAATTTGAAAGCTTGGGCCCAAAACATACCATGATCACTCCAATACTCAGGAAAGGAGTAGTAAGGACTCTCTCCAGCATCATTCTCTATCATCTCTAAGACTAGAAACATTTGTGGTTTTTCGTCTTTCCATTTTTCTCTCATTACTCTTCACTCCCAATGGAACTACTTGTGTTACTAGATTTATTTTTAATAGCAGTATCTATAAAAGTCGTTAGTCTTTCTTTTGCACTGGCTTGAGTAGATGTAGGTGAGTGAAATTCCCATAACTCTAGACCTATATGCTGCCTTTCTTTGCCTAATCTAGCCGTTCCAAGTATTCTTATTCGATCAAGACTAGTAAGCGCTCGCCACCTCTCAGCATCTTTTTTCAATTTCTTATTTTCTTCTTTGAGGTCTAAATACTCTCTTCTTAAACTATTAAGCTTCTCAACAACTTCGGCGGCACCAATGCTCACCCCATTTTCAAAGAAACTAAGCCCCACAGGGTCTATATATCTAAATCCGTACATTTTATTCTCCTGTTGACAATTCCACTTACTGGAATTACTCTTATTCTTAATTGAAACCTCAATGGTTTTTGTGTGTGTTGGCCTTATCCTCACTAACGAGGGTAAGGTTCACAGATTATCTAGAATCTCTTCACACTCACATTGAAAGTTATACATCTCCCAAATTTTCTCTTTTACGTTTTTCTCACTCATCCAATCAACTCTGACAAACGTAGATATTCCATTGCTCTTGATGCAGAATCTTTCTACTAACTCTTTCAATTTCTTATTCACTTCAACAACTTTAAGAGAAGAATCATACTGCTCACATCTTTCAAGGTGGTCACAATTGGTAAGACTCTCGAAAGGCTTTTTAGTGAAAAAGTATTGTTTAGTAACATTATTGTAATAACAAACTTCCATGCTTTCTCTCCTATAAATCCTCTATCTCATCATCTAATTGCTGTAATAGATCCGCGATCCATTTATCCTTGGCCTTAATCTGGTCGGATAATTCCTTATTACTGCCCTTCTGTGCCTCTACTTCTTTCTCTAATTTAGTACAATTTATACAGATTTCTATCTTCTTGGCTTCTTCTTCCATGAATTTCGCATGGGCTTCAGCTTCGTCATCCATACTCATTTGATACATATCATCTACTGCACTTATTACCCTTCCTCCATTTCCTCTCCTTTATCTCACCGATTATTATAGTCACCACAAGAAAGGCGAAGTAACAGCCTAATTCTATTAAATCCATTACGATCCTTTAATCATTAAAATCGGAGCTGAAAAACAAGCAGCTAGAAAAACGTAAAACCAATCGAAATCAGTTATCAGTAAAGGTGCTAACAGGGACAAAGCTATAATAAAGGACACTGTAAATTCTTTCATAATCTCTCTCCAAAATAGAAAGGCCCTGCCCACTTACAGACAGGAGCCCTTCTATAAACTAAGTAATAAACAAATAAGACTAATTATTGTTTATTTTGATCTGTCCACGGTAGACCTTACCCACGTTCGGAGGTCGCCACACCCTTAAATTTCTACACCTATTTTCTTTAATTCTTCTTCAGTCAGTTCAATGAGATCCATTAAAAGCTTAACTAAGCCAGCTTTAGCGAAATCATTGTTGATGGTAAAGTGTTGATATTTATCCAATCTCTCAGGTTGAAGTCTTATCATTAAGTTTCCATCCTTATGTATATCATATTTAGTTAGCTCATGGAGTGCCTTTATGTACTCCTGTCTCTCTTTGGAGAGTTCTTGAGCTTTCATGATTGAGGTTAGTTTAAAGCCCATTTCCCACCACGCTTTTAACTATTCCGTTCTCTATTGTGCAAGGATGCCAGTATTCCTTGTCTATGTCAGCCTTATCTATTAAAGGAGAGACATAAAGATCACCTTTTTCATGAAGTTTATCGTCCTCATAGTCTTTAATACAGACGTAAAGCATACCTAAAACAGTGGGCTCAACTATCTCTACAGCGTGGTAGTAGAAACCATCTGAGACTACTTCGGTAGACCAGCAGTTATACATCTCATCGGCCCAAATTCTTAGACATATACCGTGAAAATAAGGCTTATTATTGGCAATGATTTCGGCCATATCCTTCTTAGTAGAGACTTTCTGCCCCCTTTCATACTTCTTAGTCATTTCCTAGCTCCTTCGCTGTGTAAAGTTCTTCCATTAATTTCTTAATTGCGTTTAAATCTCTGATCTTGAAGTGCCTACAACCCCATTGAATATGGTATTTACGCTTACCCCACATAGTTATTGAGACTTTCTCAATGCTATAACCTACATTCTTGTCGTGAGACTCCCACTTATATGCTTTAATACACTCAACAATGCCTCTATAGAACTTAGGTATGTCCCAAGTATCCTCAGAAGCAACGCAGTCATCTGAGAAGATTATAGGACCAAAGTCATGATCTTTATCTTTAGGTTTGTGGTAAATGGCTACCTTGTCGAACTCTTCTTGTGTTGCAAAGTCGTCCGTGTCATCATCTAGAGTATAAGAACACCCATATATGTCCATATACCAATACTTGTTAATCTTCATCTTGCTACTCCTATTACTTTAATTATTTGGTAGGCAATTGCACCGAGTACAACCACCCATATTGTTAAATAGGCCTTAAAAGGCATCTTACTTGCTTTCATCATCACTTTCCACAGTGTTATTAATAGTCGATTCCAGATATACGAGGTGTCTCTTAACGTCACCCATTTCTAGAACTATTGACTCCCTCATTTTACCTATACGCTCCATTAAAATTAAGAAGGTTATAACTATTAATATTTCAGTCATATTCATTTCTTCTTTCCCCATGTGTTGCACTTTCTAGAGTAACAAGCACGGCAGAACTCTCTTAGAAACCCTGCCCCATCTCTGGCCATCTGAATTGCAGTAAATTTATCATCTCTACACTCTTTGCAAAGATAGGTTACTTTAGTGGCCACTAAGTTATTCTTCTCCATATACTCTAGAAACTTCCTGTTAATATGACTCCTAGCTATGTTTACAGCTTCGGAGTTAGTAGCTGAGTTCTTAGAGACGTAGGCAAATTCCCTAAACTTCGGATAGAGCTTGGAAGTCCCTACTAGTTTCTGACCTACCCACTCGTAATCAATCTCAGGGAAAGGTCTGTCATATCGTCTTTGATAGTGTGTGGACACGATTAAAACTCCTTATATGCTTCAGTTTGGATACAATACAATTCAAATGCCTTAAGAAAGTTCTTACGCAAGAATAGAGGGCCAAAGGCCAGATCACCTAACCAGTAGGCACGTTCAGCATCTTTGGGCCTAAAGACCTTAGCAAATACCTCGCCCAACTTATCACCTAGAGCAATACATACACCGTTATAGTATGTAACCCCTGCATAAGTACCGTGGAGAAGGTCACTAGCTTCAACTATCTTTGCTTCAAATTCTTTAAGTTCCACTTTAAAACTCCTTATATGCTTCGGTTTGGATACAATACAACTCAAAGGCCTTAAGGAAGTCCTCACGCAAAGGTAGATTTTCCTCGTTCAGATCTCCTAACCAGTAAGCGTGCTTACAACCCTTTCCTCTTGTAGGTCTAAATACCTCTGCAAATACGTCATCAAGCCCACAATCTAGCGCAATACATACGCCACTGTAGCCTGTTTCCGTTTTACCTGTGCCTATATTGCGATAGGTATATTTAAGTTCTTCCTTAGCTTCAACTATTTTCTCTTTAAATTCTTTAAGATTCATGTATCACCTTCCATTCTAATAATTTGTTAAATGCTTTGTTAAATCGAGACTTCATATAGTCAAAGTTATACTTCTCACAATCCTCTTTGAGCTTATCCACCATCAATAGGGACTCGGCTAAATCGTCCAGTTCATCCTCTATTGTGAACTCATGACTTTCTTCCAGTAGGTCGACAAGGTTTAGAATAGTTTCTAGATAGGCAGCTTTCTCGTAAATGTCACCAGTGGCTTTGGAGTCACTTACTTCCTTCCTGAGTTCAGAGCAGATAACACCTATCGCTTTGTTTAAGGAAGCTTCCTTTTCTCTTAATGGTTTTAGTACTGTAAACATTAATATCTCCCTATCTTTACAGATAAATAGTTGTGGAGTTCACAACTTACTTTATGAGGTAAGGCCACCGTAAGATGTGCTCTAGTTATAGATCTACCTTTGTCGTAGTTATTGCAATCTAAGCCCGTTAGACCTACTAAGCCTCCAATACCCACCCAAAGTATAAGTACAATAAATGAGGATATTGCAAAGGTTATTATAAAGTTCATTAGAATTTCACCTTAGTCACTTTAAGCTTTGGCTTAGGTTTCTGAATAACTTCAACGACTTTGAGTATGTAGACTTTATCCACTCCCTTATCGTTTATGAGGTATTCTGCACCGTTTTCTGCTTCTTTGAGTGTCGGCTGCATTACTCTTGGAGGGAGATGGCTATCAGGCACCCAACATAGATAGAACTTATCTTCATTCACGTTCTTAGTTCTCTTCCCTGCTTTGTTTATTCTCTTGAAACCTGATGCCCACTGGCCACCCTTCTGACAACTTCCTTCTTTACCATTAGGTGTTAAGTCTTTAGTTAGGTAGTCGTACTCGATAGAAGCGGAATAGACCGCTGTTATCTTTAGATACTTATAAGACGGAACCGTAGCCCCTTCATTCTCGTAATATTGCCCTACTTTAAATCTGTTCATTCTCAACCTCTCTTTTATAGCTGCTCAAGAAGCAACATTGATATTATTAATATAGTTCCCATACAAAATGCTAACCATCTCATCTAAAATGCCCAAGTATAGCGATCTGTCATAGGGTTATAACTGTGCCCTGCAACGGCATCATGCTTCCTATCTCTAACATTCTGTAGGAATATCCTATAGTTCCACCCTTTAAGGTGGCGTTTAGCTGTGTTCTTCTGTTGAAACTTAACCTTCAAGTCTCTCAATAGTTCTAGTCTTTCTTGATATAACTCATCAAATGTGAAGGAAGGTTTCATCACAGCTCTGACCAATAAGTTAGTCTAGTTAGTTCCGCAATCTCTTCATTGATTTCATCTAAGCTAGTGAACTCAACTAAGGTGAACTTATGTTTAAGTCTTAACTTCAGAAGTAATAGTCTTTGTGCCCATTGTTGTTCTAAGTCTCGATACGTTTTGTGATCCATAATTCTAACCTCTTTGTTTGTTCTATTTGTCTTAATTGACAACACAATATGAGAGTCAAAACGTACTGTCAACACCTATTCTATATAAATAAAATAAAGTGTAAAAAGTGAATGATATTGACTAGATAGTGTCAACACATTAAGCTAGGTATGAATAGTACTCATAGCTACCTAACGATATTGTGTGGTAGATTGTGGGATAACCTAAAGATAACGGATAGTTAATGGCAGGAATAAGTAAGTTTACATTGGATATGAGAGTTAAAATCTTGTCGTCGTTTGTTGATGGATACACAGCGTTAGAGGTAGCAGATCGTTGTGGAATCAACAAAGGAACACTAGAAAGGTGGGCAAGAAAACACAAACAATTCGGTTTAGCTATCAAAAGAGCAAAGAATAGTGCAATGAAATCCTTGATTGCAGATACTCTAATTGAACTGGCCAAAGGTGTAGAGAAGTCAGAAGAAACGATTGAATACTTTGACACTATAAAGGATAAAGAGGGAAATGAACAAAAGGTTAAGCGCACAGTAAGGACAAGGAAACTCCCACCAGATATAAAGGCATTGAGAATGCTAGCTTATAAATATGCCAAGGGTGAATACATAGATGAAGAGGCAGATAAGCTAGGCTTAGAGATACGTATCACCACGCAAGATAGAGGGCTGAGCATAGAGGAGCGTAAGGCATTGATAGCCAAGGATGCTGAAGCTATTGAAATCATTGAAGATAAAGACGGGGTTTTTGGTATACCCCCTAGTGGGAAACAAGGGTAATATATTATATATCCACCCCCGGGATGAATTTTTAACTAAAAAACCACCACCTAGTGTTGACAAATACGTTGACAGCTTAAATTAAAGGGAAGCCATGAAAAGAATTTTAAGTTATTTAAAGTCACTATTTTTTAAGAAAAGAAGAGACTATAACGATCATATCGACGATATAATTCACAATACTCAAGTGACTAGGCAGAGAGTAGCGATTATTGTAGGGCATACTAACTCAGCTCGTGGAGCGAATACTTATAAGATCCCATTATACGGTCGATCTATGAGTGAGTATGAGTGGAATTGTAAAAGGGCGGAGGAGATAAAGTTTCACCTTCATCAATTCTCTTCTAATGTAGCGGTGAAGATCTTTAAGAGAGATGGTCGTGGAATAAAGAAAACATATAAAGCAGCTGGAAAGTGGGGTGCGACTGTCACAGTAGAACTTCACTTAAATAGCATGGGCCATGATTCTGATTATTTAGGAGCTGAAGTCCTAGTACTTAAGAACCATTATAAATCAATGGTGGTTGCAGAAGACTTTTTAGAAGAGTTCTGTCAGAAGTTTAGCTTCAAGAATCGCGGAGTTAAGGAAAGAGGTAGAAATGATAGAGGTTTTACTAGTGTTTCTTCAAGCAAGAAATATGCTAAAGCCGCTATTGGACTACTTCTTGAGCCTACCTTCGTTGGAACTAGAACTAAGGAATCGGCTAGATTACTTGAAGGTTCAGGTCCAGACGATTACAGTAGATTTATAGCTAAATTTTTAGCCGAATTATAGGGGTTTCAAATGAGCGAATCTATGAATCAGAAACACTTAAGGGTAGTTAATCAAATAGCTGAGATTTTTGAAAAAGAATTTGATGACACTGATGATATTTACTTTGTAGTTAGGACATTAAGGAACATCTTTCTTTTTGATGAAGAAGACAGCCACACGCAGCATCTATTCCAACAAGCCTTAAGTAAATTTGCTGCATCTAATAAAGAGTTTATGAGGAATCACCTTAACGTGATACTAAAATAATAGGAGCCAGAAATGGAAACAAAATTAGAAGACATGACTAATGCGGAACTTAAGAGAATTTGTAAGGATAAAGGAATCCCTACAGCAGAACTTAAGAACAAAGCGAAACTTTTGGCAGCATTAGCTGGTAAAGGACTTACTAAAGTTGAGAGTGAAGAATCTCCACTTAATGCTGGGATTGAAAAAGAGAAGCATTACTTAGGTAAATGCACTAAAACTGGCGAAAAGCTGTATAAAACTCTGGATTAGTTATTAATCGACAAGAGCGAGAGGCTGAACAGGCCCTAATTTACGAGAGTGAAGTCATAATGGACTTGGACCTTTGTTGGCAACCCCATCAAGGTCAAGCTCTCGTAAAACAGGCACTTTTTGCCCAAAGCAAAAAATTAGTATTTTTAGAGTGTGGGCGTAAGTTCGGGAAGACCGAAACTCTCGCCTACCTCCTATTCCGCTATTGTATGATGTACCCTGAATCGGCTTGCTACTTTATCGCTCCTTTCCAGAAACAGGCTAAAGAGCTCGTTTGGGCGAATGGTAGACTGCAGAATTTCTTCAAGCCGATTATAGATCCAAAAACAGGTTTAACCCATGCTGGACATACTAGAGCTGAAGCTCACAAGATCCTAGAGGAACTAAATGCGAAATACGGTATCAAAATTAATGAAAGCGAGATGCGTATTCGTTTTGCGAATGGTTCGTTTATTAAATTGGACGGGGCTGATAACCATCAAGCGTATCGAGGTATTAGCCCACACCTCATCGTGTATGACGAGTTTAAAGATCACCACCCAAAATTTCATGTTGGTATGGATCCCAACCTCGCCGCTTTTGACGCTCCCCTTATTATTGTTGGTACCCCACCAGAAGGTGACGAGAATAACCAAGAAACCTTTTGCTCGATTGCGGATTTCGCTAAGATCGATGAAAACAGTGCTTACATCAATGCCCCCACTCACATAAATCCCTTTATTTCCAAGGATTTCCTTAAGAGAAAGAAAGCGGAACTATATGCAAGGGGTGAAGAGGATAAATGGCTTCGAGAGTACATGGCGAAACGTGTAAAAGCTGGAGCTAGAAGTATTTTCCCTATGTTTGAATCAGGTGACGATATTGAGCCTCATACTAAACACGTTAGACCAGAAGCCGAGCTCCTTACTATAGTGAAAGGGCGAAGAAAGGACTATGAATGGTTTATGGCCTTTGATCCTGCCTCTGCCTCCACCTTCGCTGTGGTTTTAGCTGCGATTCACAAGAAAACCAAAAAATTCTACATTTTAGACGAAGTTTATGAGTCTAAGAAGATGAATATGTCTACAGGGAAGATTTTTCCTAGGGCACTGGCCATGTGTGATAAATGGGGCATGATGCACCACGATGTTCGTATGATTTATGATAATGCCGCCACTTGGTTTCAAAACGAAGTGAATGATCGCTATCAAATCGGGCTCGAGCCGTGCATGAAGGATATTGGAAAGAAGAAAGAGAAAAGACTCTCCCTTATAAAGGATATGATGCTTGAAGGATTCTTCTTTATATCAGATGGCTGTCCTAAGACTATTTGGGAGCTCGAAGATTACAGGGTTAATGAAAATGGGATTATCCCAAAAGAAAATGACCATGCTATTGATGATATTCGATACATTTTAAGCAATGCGTATTACAATAGTTTACCGAGAATTGACATTGACTCAGATTTTGAGGACGATAGAAGATATTATACACCTGACACCGATGCCAAAGTGAAAAATCAGCAAGATCCTTTTGGCGACATTTACGAGGAATATTATTATGACGATTGACACCATGATCGCACTCTATTTTAGTATAGTGGCAGTATTATTTAGCGGTATGACCGCAATTTTTGCTATACTTAGCTACTGTAAGGTTGTAGGGATGGAAAAATCTACACATCAGATCCAATATATGACTCCAGATGAGATGAAAACTCTCAACGGGAATCCAACTGGGCAAGACCTAGTGGATAAGATGGCAGGAATGTACCAAGAAGACTTTCAGGAATAATATTAGGAGATAATTCATGAGTAACTACGAAACTTTCGACGATTTCAATTCTACAGAGATGATGAATGAGTTTGCAGAGCAACCTCCATTTCAATTTAGAGAAGAAACAGACGAAGAAGGAACCCTTCAATGGCTAAACCTTGATTATGACTCAGCTGAAAAGGGAGCTCAATCAAGACTTAGATCATATAGAAGATGGATGGCCTTATATAAAGGGATCCATTGGAGAGATTACGACTATAGAGATTATCGTAGAGATGATAATGGATACTCAAGTCGTAAACCTCGCCACGTAGTTAATTTTATCTATGAGATGACTGAAGCGAGAGTCGCACAATCAGCTAGAATGAAATCTTCTGTCGTTGCGATTCCTCACGATGAGGGTCAAGATGATGTAAACAATGCTAAATCTTGTAAAATGCTTTTAGATGCTAGGGCATATGACCTACAAATAGAGAAACTTTTCCAAGAAGCAGATAGAACGACATACACAATGGGTCATTCATTCCTTTGCCTCTATTGGGATAAGGATATTGGTCCAACAAGCCCAACTTACGAAAAACTCAAGAAGAGAGATGCCAAAGCTGCTAAGAAGTTCGATGGACCAGTAAAAATTGGTGATGTAGCTTGTAGAGTTAAGGGTCCAGATAGAATCTTCGTAGAGCGTGGGAAGAAGTCTTGGGAAGAGATTGATTATCTCCATGAGATTGAGTGGATGCCTCTTGAAGAAGCAAAAGCTAGATGGCCAAAGAAAAAAGAATTAATTAAGGAAAACGTAAGACAATTATATAATTGGGATACGACCGAGCTCTCAATCCCTAAGAGTCAGATAATGATTAGGACTTTCTGGCACATACCTACTAAATTCTTGCCGGAAGGTATGAAGATAATTTATTGTGATGATACTATATTGGAAATGGGAGATTTTCCTTATGAGCATGGTAACTTACCTTTTGTACCTCAGACAGATATTGATGTTTACTCAGAATTTTGGGGTCGTCCATTCATCACTAATATTGAGCAAATGCAGAGAATGTATAACAATATCCAATCTGGAATCGCTAGAGATTTTGGTGTTGGGTCAGCTCCTAAATGGGTAATGCCTAAAGGTGCTTGTGATATCAACTCTCTAAACAATGATTTCACTGTTATTGAGTTTACAGGACCTATAGAGCCTAAGTTAGTTACTAAATCTCCTACGAATCAAGGTAACTTCCAACTTCAAGAGATGCTTGAAGGGAAAATCTCTCAGCTTTCAAACGTATACGATATTTCTAGGGGTCAAGTACCTTCAGGGGTTACAGCGAACTCTGCCTTAAGATTTCTTGATGAACAAGAGTCACAAAGGATTATCGTTCAACAACAGAAGAGAAAGAGAACTGTACTATCGACTTACAAGATGATGATGCAACTTATGGCCCAATATTATACTGCAAAGGATGATAGAACGGTCAGAATATTAGGTAAAACTAACGAATACCTTATCAAATCAATGAAGAAAGCTAACTTCGGGAAGATTTACGATGTTGAGCTCCAAAATACTTCTGCACTCCCCGACACTAAAACAGGGAAGATCGCGGCTATCATTGACTTAAACGCAATGACTCAGACTGATCCTATCTTTAGAAAGGAAGAAGTTATCGAGATGTTGGATTTAGGGACGGAAGATCACTTCCAGAACGCTGCAACCGTGGCGGTCAATGCGGCTAGAACTAACCTTCAAGCGATTCTGGAAGGTGAAGAAGCTCCTGAGCCTCAACAATATGACGAGTTGATGGTTCATTATAGCGTATTTTGTAAAGCTGTGCAGGAATCAACCTTCAAAACTTCAGTTTCTAAGGAAGTAAACGCTAGAGTTATCGTTTATATCTCAGTTCTAGAAGCCCTAATGTTTGAAAGAGCTAAGAAAAACATGAAATTCCTTATGGAAGTAGCGGAACTTAGCAATTACCCAATTTTCTTTAAACCAGAAACAACAATAGCCGCGTTGGTTGCAGCAAATCAACAGATGATGGCGGCGGCAGCAATGGGCCCACAAGGTTCAGCTCCCCTAGACTCATCAAAAGCAAAAATGGCGCAAGAAAGCATTAAACTCGAACAGCAAGGAGAAGTGTAAAATGCAAACGCAAGAAATGGACACCTTTGGAGATATGTCTCCTATTGAAGCAGTAACACCAGCACCAGATTCAACAGGTGGAGGTCACGACCTCGACACTTTTGACAATGGTGACGTAGTTCTAGAAGAACCTAAGAAAGAGGAAGAAAAGTCTGAACTTAAGGATGAATCTAAGAACAATCAAAAAGAGCAGCTTGAAGACCAAGAAGAGAAAGACGAAAAGAAAGAAGCCAAGTCTGAAGAGAAGGAAGAGCCTAAATCTGAAGAGAAAGAGGAAGTTAAGGAAGAGAAAGAGCCTGAAGTAAAACTTGAAGGGAAGACTCTTAGGCTTAAAGAGGGTGATAAAGCTATAGATGTTAATGAGAACACTACAGTTAAAGTCAAAGTGAAAGGGAAAAATGAGTTTATCTCTATCGCTGACCTTAAGCAGAACTACTCCGGAAAAATCGCTTATGACGAAACTATGGCCGAAGCTAAAACTAAGCTTGAAGATGCTGAGACAAAATCAGCTCAATTTGAAGGTCAAAAAAATGCAATAGTGCAGGATTTGAAAGCAGTAATGGAGAAAATGGACGATCCTGAAGGTAATCCTTTAGACGCATTGAAATATTTGCTTGATATTACTGGGAAACCTGTGCATACTTATATGAAACGGGCCCTAGAAGCCCAGATAGATCAACTTTCGGAACTTCAGGAAATGACTGAAACTGAAAGAGAGCTCTACTGGAATAGACAGGAAACGGATTGGTTACGAAACAACCAAGCTACTCGTGAAAAACAAACTGCCGAGGAAAAAACCCAAAGGGATTCCAGCCAGCAGATTGTTAATCTAAGAGAACAGTACGGTGTTAGTGAGAAAGAGTACGCTCAAGTACAATCAGAACTTGAACAAGAACTCGACGATGTTACTCCAGAACAAGTCGTGCAACTGGCAAAATTTAAACCAGTGTACACAGAGACTAAGACGTTCGTGGACGAAAACTTCGCAGAGGAATTGGGAGATACTGATCTTGAGGACTTAACTGCTGGCACGGCAAGGATACTGTTTAGAAATCCCAAAGCCACCCAAGAAGAAGCGGTTAAAATGGCAGCACGAGAACTCGGTTTCGAGGTTTCTACTGTTGATGAAGACATTGCGGAACTTGAGTCCAAAAATCCTTCAAAACCAGTAGATGCTAAAAAAGGCTCCGATTACAAGTACGGTCGTAAAACAACTGAACAAATCGAATCGTTTGACGATTTCGAGGATTAACTTAACGGAGGCTCCAAGTGGGTAACTTTAACTTAACAGATCAAACGAATCTGTTCAAAATCAACTATTACAAAAAATCTGAGAATATGTACAACTCTGAGAACGTCCTTGATGGTCGTATGAAGAAGAAGTATGACTTCACAGGAAAGCAAAAATTCGTAGCTACTCCACTTTCTTTTAGTGGTGGTGTTGGTTCAGGTGTACTACCTAAATCAAACTCTGGTAATTACGAAGGTGCTCAAATCGCTTCTAAGAAGTGTTATGCAACTTGCGAGATCGAAAGAGAAGCAATCAAGGCTTCTGCCAATGATGCTGGTGCTTTCGTAAGAGCGACTGCAGAAACAGTTAAAAAGACTGTTGAATCTTACATGAGAAACTGTTCAAGAATCTTGTTTGGTCAAGGTGACGGTTCTTTAGCTGTAGGTAACGCTGCTGGAGCAAATGTTTCAGGTAACGGTGCCTTAGGTACTCCTTATATAGTAACTATTCCAGATGCTTCATGGGTTGAAGCTAAATTTGAAGAGAAAGATTTTCTTCAAATGGTTACTGGTTATACTTATGCTTCACCAACTTCTGCTGGTGCCGCTGAAGGTGGAGACTCTGAAACTAACCTTCTTGAAGTTGTAGCTGTGGACGTTGTTGCTAAAACAATCTCTTTAGTAGGAACTTCTGCTAGATTAGGTGTTCTTACAGGAGTTAACCCATTAGCTGCTACAGATGCAATCGTAATGCAAAGATCATTCAACAGAGAACCTGTTGGACTTAGACAGATCTCAGATCTTTCTGACGGAACTATTGCTGGTACTATTTACGGAATCGCTGTCCAAAGAAGATGGAAGATGGCCGTACAAGATGCTGCAAATAAAGGTGTTACTGTAGATAGAATGAACAACATCATGCTTACTGTAGAAAAAGCTACTGGTAAAGTTCCAAACATGATTATGGCTTCATACGCTCAGTTCCAAAACATTCTTGCTCTTCTTGAAGATCAGAAAGTTTATAACCTTCCAAACAAAAACATCAAAGGAAACTTATCTTTCCAAGGTGTTGAGTTCATGTCTACTAGAGGTCCAGTAGGGATCTTCGTTGATAGATTTTGTGAAGACGACAGAATCTACTTCCTTAGAGATGATAGAATGGAACGTCATCACAGACCAGATTTTGGTTGGTTTGACGATGATGGAACTGTTTTCCTTCGTAAGTCTGGAGAAGACAACTACGAAGCGAGATACGGTGGTTACTACGAAAACTTCATTATTCCAACAGGTCATGGTGTCCTGAAGAATCTTGCTGTATAATTAATTAGGGGACTTCGGTCCCCTTTTTACCCTCCCAAGGGTTATAGGAGAGAATCATGAAAGGTGATTTGAAAAGAGGATTTAAATCTAGACAGTTAAAGTCTGGAATTTTATGTTTTAAATTTGACGGGACTATCGCTACACCTGTAGCTGACGGACCAGATGAGTTTGCTATTAAGCAAATCGTTGATTTAGGTGCTGGTAATTATACTATCATCTTAAACGAAGCTTTAGAGCAAGATTTACACCCACTTTCTATATTAGGTGACGTAGCTGTAGGATTTAAGATCCAAGCCGTAGCTGACGATAGGATCACAATTCTTTGTGAAAGTGCTGCCGGTGCGGCCGTAGATAGTGTTGTTCACATGACAATAGCTACTTTCGATTTCAGAATTAGACATTAAATAATAAGGGGCTTGATTTAAGCCCCTTTTTAATTCAAAATAGTAATGTTACTAAGAAACCCTAAAAAGGAGTGGAGAACATGGGCGCTACAAAAGGCTTTTCCTCAGATTCAAAACTAAAAGGCATTAATGGTGAGTCGATTCAGACTTACGGAACACAACAAAAAGCTGGTGCTGGTAAAGTTGGGACAGATATGCTCCCAAAAGCACTTTATGACGTACAATTAGGGACTTTATTAGTTCCAGAAGTTGGGTCTACTAAAGAAAAAATTAAACTAACTGCCCACGGTTTCAGAGAAGGTGATGTAGTTCGCTTTGCTACTGGAGTTAATACTGGTGCAGAAGCTACTGTAATATCAATCATAGACGTAGACTTTTTCGAGTTAGGTCATAAATTTGATCTTGATATAGTTGCTGCTGACACTTTCAAACAATTAAGATATTTAACGCTAACTATAGATGCAAACGGTAACTTATCGACAACTGCTGGACCTCTTCAAATACTTAGAGGACCAAACGGGGTCTTTGCGGCTGCCACAGTAACTAAAGATACAGCGGATTCAAATAATACAATTCCACTCCCAGTAGAGATCGTAGGCTTCGATGGAGCTTCAATCAATATCACGGCTGGAGACATAAACGTACAAACTTCACATACAGGAGCTAATCCAGATTCAATGAGAATTGGAGATGGCGTAACTGAGTGGAGTATCGAAGTAGCAACTGGAAAAGGTCTTGTAAAAGATGCTCTAGTAGAAGCTGCGATTGTAGCTATGTCTGCCAAACTTCCAGCTACACTTGGGATTAAAGCTAATGCAGCTTCTCTCTCAACTACTCAATCGACAGAAGATAGAGCAGCGACAGTCTTAAGAG